TATTTGGTGCGCCTGTTCTACTTTCTATTTTTGGCAATAAAAAATAATCACATTGGAGGAAAAGAATATAGCTAAACAGCATAAGACAACCCTACCTCCTTTTTGGGAATCTAAAATGAAAAAGATTCTAGACGATAATTTTATCCGTAAAAGCGACTTTATAAGAGACGCTATTAAAGATAAAATAACCGCATTTGAGAGTAAGGCTACAACTCGGAAATAGTAACGCTATTATCCACGCTCTTAGTAAATTGGCTAAACTCATTGTAGTTAAGATTTGGTGACGGCATACTTTTAACCGCACTTTCAAAACCTTTTATAAGTTGTGAGTTGGTAAGCATTGAAGATGATGCCGTTCGAGCATAAAAACCACCATCCGAAGTAGGAATAAAACCAGTTGCAAATTTATGTTTGCCTAATTGAAAGTTAGGTTGGTTACCTACTGCCAATTCCATTTGTGCTAACATAGGTGCAAAACGCTCCGTTGCTCTTGCTGTCATAACCGATTCACCACGACTTAACTTAGCATCAATACTATCACTTGTGCCATTACCTGCCCCATCTAAACCGATTACACCCTTTGCGAACTTTGGTGGTGGTGGTGGTTTCTGTGAACTAATAACGGCTATTTGTGCAGCAGTAGTAACTGCGATTGCAGCAGCAGCTATTGCACCACCAATCGGGCCAAGCTGAAAAGCAGATACAACGCCCAAAGCCCCTGCTATAATAGCGTTTACAATTTGCAATGCCTTATTAGTTTCAAATGCTTTCTTTTCAGCTTCATATTTTTCACCTGCATACTTCTTTTCAATGTCCCTTATCTTTGCTTCTTTTTGCTCTTTTGATAGCGTACTTTCTTCAACTGCTTGTATCTCTGCATTTTTTTCCGCTTCAATTTCATTTAGCCTTATTTCAGTTGATGCGGATAAAACTGATCCTATTGCATTAACAGCGGTTTGTATGGATTGTAGCCCTTCTTGTGCTTGTCCTATATCTTCTTTAGTTAAACCAATAGAACTGCCAAAAGTAGCTTTCTCATCTTTAACTTGTACACCTTTCCTAGCCTTAGCAATAGCGTTTTCAATCTTAGTTATTCCGTCTAGTTCTTCCTGTGTTACTTTACCATCTGCTCCGAAAAATTCACGTGTTAAGGCTAATTGTTCTTCAAGATATTTTAATTGAATATCTCGCTTTCTGTTTGCCTTTTCCTGCTCAGTACCAACCGACAAATCAACGCTTTCAAGGTCTAAATCTAATGAACGTTTATTCTGCTCAATTTTATCGTTAAATGTTTTAGCATTGATAGCCATTTCAGTTTCAGCATTCTTTTTCTTTTGCGCTTCAATCTTCTTTTGATTGTCCTCGTCAAACTTTTTTAATGCCTCATTACGTTCATTGTTTATTTTTATCTGTAATGCTAACTCTTTCTCATTATCGCTATTGAGTAAGTCAATTTTATCTTGATACTTTTTATTGAGTTTTTCACGTTCCGATAAATCAAACTCATCGCTTAACGATTGTACTTCTTTATTGTGTTGCTCTTCTATTTTCTTTAATTCATCAAGATGTTTTTTTCTTTCTTCTTGTCTTTTCTGTTCTTGCTGTAATGCTTTTTCATTTGCTTTTTCTTGCTCTGCTGAAATTGATTCTAATAGTGCATTTCTTCTATTTTGTAGTTTCTCTTGTAATACTAGACTTTGTCCCTCTAATTGAACTCTTTTTTTTAGCCCTTCCTGTATAGTATTTAGTTCTTTTTCATTATACTTCCCACTTTGCTCTAATCTTTCTCTAAGAGCCAATGCATCTGCTTTCGTACCTTGTGTAAGTAAGTCTATTTCTTCACCACTAAGTTTATTTTTTTGAGCAAATATTTTTATTTGAAGTGCTAATGATTTTTCATTTCTTGATACTGATTCTTTATATGCTTTTTCTTCAACTTTATTTGCTTCATCAATTAACGCAATCCTTTCTTTTTCGGTTTTCCCCTTATCTTTAGATGCGATTATTAATGTATCAATCTTAACTTTTGATTTATCCAATGCTATTTGATACGCATTTTCAGTGTCTTCTAAATCACGCATTACATTCAATAATTCTTGCCCTTGCTTAACAGCTTGACTTATTGAACCTCCGCTGATTAATGCCCCAAAAGCATCTTTTACAGCAATAGTAGCACTTTCTACGGCATCTGCTACTGGCTTAAATTCTTCAAATACATTAATAAGTTGTTGAACTGCTAGTATAATTATTGGTAGTCCTGTTGTTGCTAATGCTGCACTAAACCCCTTAACACCACCACCTGCTGATTGAAACCCTAATTTAGCAGCATCTAATCCTTTTGTAACAGAATTAGCAGAAACTCCAAAAGCGTTTAAATCCCCAAGTGCCGATTTAAAACCTTCTGCATAATTTCCAACATTTCTTCTAGTGTCTCCAACTGCTCCCTCTTGCTTCTTTAACTCGTCACTTAATGCCTTTAATGTAGGTATTGTCTTTGCCCTTTGCTCCGCACTCATTCTAACATACTCACCATACAAAGAATTATATAGCTTCCTATTTGTTTCTATTGAGTTACTCTCAATTTTTCGTATATCTATTTCCTGCGATTGTGCTTTTGCTACTTCTTTAATAGCGCTCGATTGATTTACCAATACTGTTTCAAGTGACCGATACTCTTTTTGTTGTGCCTTTAGAGCAGCAGTAACAGCAATACCTTCTTCAGTATATTGTTTATTTTCATCCTTTAATTTTGTCAATGTTTCCTTTGTTGCATTGATATTTTCACTCAATACCTTCAACTGCTCTGCAATCGGCTGTACATTTATCTCAAATATATCTACTACTGTTGCCATTAAAGAAGTTTTATAAGTTCAACAACACTCGATTTAGTCGATGTGTATTCAAATTTTATCTTGTTCACATAGAAATGCGCATCAAATTCACGAAGATAGACTGGCTTTAACGGCTCAAAGTTGGCTATGTCCAATGTAGTCAATCGCATTTCGCATTCGATTACTTTGGTGTAATTAAAAACCCCAGATAACGAACCATAATAATCAGCTATTAAGCTATTTCCGAAACCAAAATTATGTTCTTTTTCTTCTTTAATGAAATATGAGTAAGGCACAAGACCTGAATAAACTAGGTTTGTGGAGAATTTATTTAGGGTTATGGTATCGTTTATTCTGTCTAAAAGAAATTGACGAGGAACTACCGTTTCTGTTGTAACTTGGTAGTCATACTTTTTAATGTTTATCATCTTTCTTCCGTCTAGCCTTTCACACATTTCACTAGCCCCATAAGACAATTCGAGATATACGTTTTCTTTTTTTGCATTTTGATTATCTACTAATATAACTCCATCTGTACCGCTTGGTTTTATTACTGTGTTATCATCTTTGTATTTAAGCCTATTTGTTTGAGCAAAATCAATATCAAATTCAACTTTTGGCTTATTGGTAAAATCTAACTTATCACTCCAGTCGTATGCATTAGCGATATTTATTTTAATATCTGAAAACTCCCTTATATAACAAACTTTTGTAAGTTCGTTAATCCACATTATTGCATTGTATGTTTTTAGATAATTGCTAATATAAACTCCTTGATTACCATCTGAAATATTATTTGCAACTGTTACATAGTTTTTACCATCAAAATCAATTGGCAATGCTTCTATTATCTTTGTTTCTAATATTTCAAATGTAGAAGTAACCCAATCGAATTTTATTGTTTCTCCATTCGTATCTATATAGAATGATAAATAAATACTACCGAAATTATTTTCTATTAAATCTATTGTCTCGTCAAAATAATAAGAGGCATAAGAAGATGTAGCAATTTCAGACACAACAGTTATCGGAATATCATCGCCATATTGGTCGGCTGTATATGCTAATGTAATAACAACAGGAACATCTATACCCAATGATTTTAACGTAAACGCTCCTTTTACTCTTACTCTCGCTTTGTCATTTATTAGTATTTTTGGCGCATAAAGCCCTGATGGGTTATAAAATATTTCTTTTTGGCTTATATTATAAAATGAAAATGACTGCCCATATTTGTATGGCTGTAAATTTAAATCTATATCCCTCCAACTTCTTAGCTCATCATCTAATGCGGAAACTCCAAATTTTCCATTATACCTATTGCCATCATAATCCCTTATGAACTTATTTGCCCCTAATATCTCACATGGCTCTGTACCGTTATAATCAATTCCGTCATCAAGTATTAATCCGGATTGCTCTATAATCTCCTTCATTACCGTTCTTTTGAATATGGAAGCGTGAAGTGTGTTTGGTTTTATAGTACTACCGACTGGAGGGACATAAATATTTATAGGATTTATATTGAAGTCTATAATTGAATAAATATAACCTTCTGTATTAGTAAATGAATCTCTTATTGTTTCTAAATCCCAATAGTGATTATATTTTCTTAAATCTAATTCTGACAGTTTTTTATTTTTTAGATTATAAAATAAATCACTATTACCTCCATACATCCGTATGTTGTAATTATCATCAACGCTTTCTAAAATGCAAAACTGCATATTCATGTCAACGCCATCTACATAAATCCTACATGGTAAATTTCGGTAAGGTATTTTTGAAGTCGATGTTGCTATCTCGCTACTTTCAAAGATAGCTTTATTCGTTGCCGTCTTTGGTAGTTTGAATTGAATAGACCTAGCCCCGACACGTTTAGAAATGTCACCAATAGGCGCAATAGCATACTCACCTACAATCGTTTCCGTTTGTAGAACATCCGCATCACGCCCATTGACTACTAATCTTATCATTGACTTTGAATGTTTATCTCTTTAGCTATTCTGAATTTTACCGACCGTTCAACTATCTTTTCTTTTGTATCGCTTAAAATCATTCCTTCCCGATCCAAAATAATCGGTATAAATCTATTACTGTATTCATAGTATGCAGGTAGTGCTGAATCGTAATACCATGCTTGAATTGAATTTCTTAGGCTTTCAATTTTGGTTAAATGACTTAACGGAACTTTGCCAGTATTAACGATAACTGTGTTATAAATATTTTGAAGCTGTGAATTTTTTAGCGTTAAATCCTGTGTTTTAAAAGTTGCGCTATCTCCATCGTTAAGTTCTAAAACCTTTCTAACTCCACCGAAAATATAGTTCTCAAAACCGCCTAATGTATTAACCCAAACGATATTTGTTGAATCGCAACATTTATTCGCATAGGCATTATCTACACACGTTGCTAGTTTATTGATTACTATTAAGTATTCAGTCCCATCCGTTCCGCTAAATGAAATCGGATAGTTGCCCGTAGGAATATTTGACGGCACAAAGAACCAACTACTATAATTGCCAAACCCATCGTTATACGAAGTAAACCATGATGGAGTTGATGCGTAGGTATTTGGCGCAGTCCATAAGCCATTAACCGATAATACTGTAAATGTTTTTACATTATCGTCAAAGTATTGTAATACTGCGCTATCATTATCGCATACATTATAGACCTTATAAACTATCCTCACACTCTAATAAATTTAGCTGTTATGGTTAATGTACCTTGTGTAACGTCACCCCCTGCAACTGAGCCTACTATCCTTCGTTGCATAGTTGTTTTAGTTAGGTTAGTAGTCGGTGTAGTTACCTTTGTATTCTGCTCGTCAATTGCATCTAAATCACTACTAAAAATATTATTAACCTCGTCAACTTCAACTCCCAACTCAATAACCTGCGAACCTAAAAGAAATCCACTCGCACTCCAAATAGTTTGATAGCATACAAACGAACTAGGCACAAACATTTCGGGTAGCGTTATTGCACCTTCCGCACCAGTCCCTTCGCCACCATCAAATGTTAGCGAAAATGTATAGTATAGTTCATCTGCTCTAGTATTTGTTTTTGCTGTCAATACTGTAGCCCAACCCCCTAAGTAAATTTGATACTCGCCTAAATCAGAATTGTAAACCATCTGTTTAATCTGTGGAGATACGATGGCATCTATTTCAGCCTGTGTTAATGTTTGCACCTCGTCTTTGTACGAATCTACAACATCACGAAGCGTATTGCGTAACGTCTCCGCATCGTATGCCGAACCATTAGCGAAGTCAGTATTAAAACCTTCTTTTAAAGTACCTTTTGATTTAATTGCCATATTTTTAGTTTGTTGTTCTAAATGTTACTATCTGCTCATCCTGTATAAACGTTTGCCATGTTACTCCACATCCAAACTCAATAGGTAGTGAGTTTAACGGCTTATCAACTCCAACATAATCACGGTTTAATATGTAGGTGTCAATGCCACTATTTAATGCAAAATAAATAGCATCAAATGAAGTTGGCGTGCAAATACGATAAGGCATAAATAGGGAGTAATCTACACTCATTCCTGCCGTGCCTTCGGTTGGTGGTACTAGCACATTCATTGCACTTTGCACATAACCACTACAATTAAACTCAATTAGCCCATCCCCGTTACCCTCTGGCTGTATTTCAGAAACTTTTTTATATGGAAATGGATTTGGTGAGCTTATCTCACTATCTTGATACCCTGCATAAATATTCCAAACTGGTGGTGTAGCTAATTTAATATCGAATATCGTTGCACCTGGTGAAACGGTATATGCTGTTTCTGTTTGGAAAAATACGCTAGTCTTTACAAGTCCACTATAACCGTATGCTAATATCTTTTTAACTACATGGTATCCTTTATAATTTCCTGTTGTAATGTAAACTAACCCTCCAATAGTCAAAGGTATATTTAAGTCCATAAATAACCCACTCCAAACTGATAAATAACCCTCTGAATTGTGGTTGTAAAGCGTACATTCTTCAACAGGCATATCGAATATAAATCGAATAGGTTGGTGCGCTGAACTCCATTTTTGAGGAACTGAATAAGGTATATAAGTTTTTCGGGTCACGCTGCTATGTTTATAATTTCACTACTTATTTCACTTGCTATCAAATTGGCGAAGTCAGCTTCAATCGACTGTTGTAATGATTCATTAAATATTCCACTTACTAAATCGCTTCCGCCTGCTTTCCATATCGTTGTACCTTCCTCCTCTATCTTCTTAGCAATAGCCCACGCTAAAGAATCTTTACTACCTTTATTTGGCAATATGCCTTTGTCATCTATCCATTGCCTAATTACTTTTATTGGAGGTCTGCCCCCTGCTTTACGTCCATTCTGTAAATAGTAGATATAGTCATTGCCTTGAATCTTTAATCTATACCCATCAATGGTATATTTAATTGAATCGGCTAACTGTCCACTTGCATTAACAGGTGATGAAAACGAACCACTTGCACCACGTCTTTGAATTAGCTTAGTCTTAATATCATTAACGAGTTGCTCAGTTAAGGTTATACCCCATCGCTTTAATATGTCATCAACAACTAGCACGCTGATACTTTTAAATTCATACTGAATCGAATAATTAAACCACTAGTAACTCCGCTAAACTGTTTAAAAAACGGCTCTGCTTCGTAGTTAGTGTAATCAAGTTCTAAGTCATCCATCTTTGAACGAAACGCCCTTTGTAATATGTCAGCTTCGTTTACAATAGAATCCCTTTCAGTGTCATTGCTATGAGGCGAATCTTGAAATATGAACGCTATCATTATATTTGGCGCATTATCAAGTGAGTAAAGTTTATTTACTGTCTTAACTCTAAAAGGATAAACGTGTATTTGTGGAAGTGGTAGTTTATCAATCGCTAGGTTAGCATCCGATGCTCTGCCATGATAAAATGTCCCGTTTGGATTAATCTCATCCGCAATAGCTTTAAACGTATTTATGAAGTCGATATACATTTAGCAAAAATGCGAAATTATTAGGCTTTAATCTTTGTTTAGCCCTACTTATTTAATTGCTTGTATGCATTTTCTAAATCACGCTGATACATTGATTGCTCAAAGTCCATTAAAAGAACTTCATAAACTTCCTCTGCCTGCATCTGTAGCACCTCCGACATAGTTTTATTATACTTTTCTCCAATAGCTTTAATTGTCATCTTTGCCCCGAACTGTTTAAACCTATCTACGTTAGCCAACTGCTCTGCTGTTGATGGCTTATACTCATTTAATCTTTTGTATCTATCGAAAAACTGTTGTAATTGAGCAAAAAAAAAGCACCCAAAGGATGAACAATATCAGTTGAAGTATCGCTATAATCTATTCCAGTATACAATTTAAGAAGTGGTAGCACAGCATCAATCGTTTTTTCATTTGACATTATAATTGCCTTTGCCATCTCTAATTTACCGTAGCTTTCACGCCCTACATCAATGCTATTTAATTCTGTCATATAAGCATTAGGTTGCTCAATGGTGAAAGACATAGCCATAAGTATAGCCCCTAAACTTTCGCTGTTTAATCGTTCTAGTTTATCCTTTTCAACATCGATTAATATACTAACCTGCTCAAGTTGATTATCTAGTTTAGCATACTCGACAAACTTTTTATAAGGTACATCGCTCCAAGATGTTGGAATATTAATATCCGAACCATTTAATTTAGCTGTTATCATATTAGTGAGTTCTTTTTTAGTACCGTTGAATGTTTAGGTCGTGCAATATAATCAAAAGCATAACGAATTGCATCTATCAAGTGGTTAAATGCATCTACTGGAATACCTGCCTTCTTATCGTTCCAAATATAGTTTGATAGTTCCTTTCTAATGTTAAACGAATTAGGCGTAATCACTATCTTGTAATCCTGCATCCTTGATATGCCAGCACTAACCGACCCTTGACCTTTTACGCAACCCTGTATGTTTAACCCTTTACGTTTTAAATCGTCAATCAATCTAGGCTCAGCACTATCCGCTATAATTAAATCATGCTTTTTATAGATTAGGTTTAAGTTAGTGCTAAATATTGAGTCCATCCCCATCGACTGAGTAGAGTAGAGCAATTCGTCACAATAG